AAACACTAAGCCACACACTCCATCGCCGCCATCTGTCAGATTCCTCAAAATGCCGGTGCCTATGTCAATACGACCATAGAGTAAAATGCAATATCGTTCTAGCGACAAAGCTTCCTGCTCTGTTAGTCCTTCTTGAACAAAGGAGATACAAGAATTATCTTGTGGCCGAGGCGCTCCTTTACGCTGAAAGCTAAATGCACGGTTCCCGTGTCCTTTGCCTACATAATAAGGCGTTCCTTTTGCGCCGTGCGCTGAATCCTTGCTACGAAGAAAAACGTAAACATAAAAAACTCTCTGATCTTTTTGGGTCACTTGAGACTCTCCATGGAACGCAACTCTGATTGTGGAACGAAATACGCAGGACGCCCCCTTGCGGGATCCGCCCAATACCGCTCATCCATTGCCTCATGTCCGTAGCACCAGCCATGTAAAAGTGTTTGCTGGTTTTCAATCGTTACTAAAACAAACTTTTTGGATGGATTTTCATATTTTTGCACTATAAGGTCGTAGCGCGATTTTGATCTGGTTTTTACGTCAATACCGCCTGGCAAGTCATCCGACCCTCGTTTTGCTTCCTTCTCTGTATAAAGATGCTCCTTTAGGCCCATGTACGAGGCCACTGCCATTTCACCCGCCGCACCCAGCAAATGCACTTGAAGAGCCTTGGCGCCAAACCTAGGGCCGTTGTTTCGACCCCTTAAGCCTTGTGCCTCATTAACAGACTGGCGCCTCATGCCTTCTTCCATAGCAAGACGACGCTCTTCTTCGGTGAAGACAAACTCAATAGGGGAATGGGCCATAAAAAAGATGTGACGACAGTATCTTAGCCACCTTTAGAATGGTGACAAACGTATGGTGGGACCAGTGGCAGAAGACTTTGTCAACCTTGGGCATAACGGAGATGGTGACACGCGTATGGACGGATTGGCTAATGTCCTTACTGGATTTGGCACCGGCAGGGACAAAAGCACCTATACAACAACTCAGCCCATTGTCTTCCTGACGCAAGAGGAGCTTGAAAACCTCTATGGCATGTGGATTCCTAAAAGGGTTGTTGACATTGTGGCGGAGCAATCCACTAGAAAGGGCTTTAAGGTTTTGTTTGGCGGAGAGGGAGCCGCTGCGCAGCAAGTCAATGGAATTGAACAGGTTATCGAAGACTTGTGCATCCTGGAAAACTTTCTATTGGCAAGCAAAAATGCAAGACTTTATGGTGGCTCCTGCATTCTTCTCTATATTGACGACGGAAGAAGCGCTGATCAACCAGTAGATCGACGCAATATCCGTGCCATTGAATCAATGGAGGTATTGGACCGTTGGCAAATTGTCCCCGTTATTGAAGAAGAAAATCTGTACGATTACTCCAAGGCCACTTATTATCAAATCATTTCTGGCGACCTAATTAGACAGCCACAACTGGTCAAAATTCATAAAGATAGAATCTTGCGCTTCGACGGCGAGTGGCTACCTTATCGCATCCGTCAACGAAATTACGGATGGGGAATGAGCACGCTTCAGCCAATATACGATAGTTTTCGTCATTATTGGGCCGGGCTTAATGCTGCGGCTACGGTATTAGTTGAGTTTGATATTTTTGTCCATAAATTGCAAGGACTCAGCACCATGCTTTCTGCGGGAAAAGAGAAGGACGTGCGTGATCGCTTAGTGCTTAATGACATGAGCAAGAGCGTCTATCGGGGATATGCAATAGACAAAGAAAAGGAGGATCTTATTTATCTCTCCAGAAACCTGAGCGGAATTGGAGAGGTTTTAGAGAAACTGCGTGTTGACATTATCGGCGCTTCACAGATTCCGCATACCATTTTGTTTGGCGAAAGTCCTGGAGGACTGGGTTCCACAGGACGAAGCGAAGAGCGCGATTTTGCCAAACACTTAGGCGATTACCAAGGAGCACATTACAAGCGTCCTTTGCAAAAACTTATGGAGCTGATTATGCTCAGTAAAAGTGGCCCAACAAACGGCCGCGTTCCTGAATCTTGGAGAATTTCCTTTAATAATTTATTTGAGTTGAATGAGCGCGAAAAGGCTGACGTGAGGGCGCGTGTGGCGGCCGTGGATGGGCGCATGCTGCAACTTGGCGTGCTCCATCCGAAAGAAGTGGCAGATGCCCGTTACGGGGGCTCTGAGTGGTCAATGGAACTCACTCTCGACCCATCGCTTCCTCGTGAACTGCCACGAAAAGAGGGCACCATGCAAGTGCCTCCTGGTGGCCGCGACCCATTGAACGAAGAGAATGGCACGCTGCCGATGGATGGCACCAGGGAAGTGGCCGACAGCGCAGGACTGTTGCTTGAAGGCGACTTGGAAAAGGTGAAGGAAGATGCAGAGTTCAAGGACAAAGAACTTCACCAGCAAGCTATTGCAGCCGCCAAGGCTAAGTTCAAAGTGTGGCCTAGTGCAGTGGCTGGTGCCTATGTCAGTCGTAAGTACAAGGAACTGTATAAGCGCAAGCATGGTTCCATGGAAGGAGCATTTAGCGGCAAAAAAGAGCAAGCTTCCTATTTCAAAGAGGATGCCATCAATGCCATGCAAGCCAATGGGCTAATGCTTGGTCAAGTGGACGAAGCGGCTTTCATCTCCGATGAGGACATTGAAAAGGCCATGGCGGAATGGAAAGAAGAAGCGCCGGCTCAGTTCAAAGAAATTCTGGAAGCCAACAATGATCAATGATATTTCCTTGCTTTCTCATGCTGTACTATCATCCAGGTTTGATGCTGCATGGTCTTATGATCAAAAGTCTGGACGTTATCGCGATGAAAGGGGGCGCTTCTTGAGTAAAGCGTCTGTGGCAAAGCTAGTTGATGCACGCATTGATCGGCTTGATGTCAATCTTCGGCGCTATACGCGCATGTTGAGCAATGGCAGTATCACGCTTGAACAATGGCAGGGTAGTGTGCGTGAGGCAATCAAAAGCGCCCACATTCAAGCAGCAATCATTGGCTATGGCGGAAAGGAAAAAATGGGCAGTGCTGAATTTGGACGCATTGGCCAAAGGCTCCGTTTGGAATATGCTTACCTACAGGGCTTTGTTCGTGATCTTCTGGATGGGCGCGTTTCTGCTCCCATGGCTTTGGCTCGTATCGGGCTTTATGCTCAAAGCGTTAGAGGATCTTACTGGCAGGGTTCGGAGATGCGGGAGCAACAAAGGGGCTTCTCTTTGATGCGGCGTAAGCTTGATGCCCAGGCGCAGCATTGCCAAGATTGCATGGATTATGCAGCTAGAGGGATTGTGCCCATTGGCAGTCTGCCTCTGCCGGGACAGCGCTGTGCTTGCCGGGCTCGATGCCGGTGCAGCATTGAATACTTTAGGCAGCAAGCACCGACAGTGCCAGTTTGAAAGTGTGCCCTATTATCGACTGAGTTTTTCTCAATCGTGTGGCACGGATTCTTTATTGCGGCGACGTTGGTGTGCAAACTGGCTTTGGTCGCGTAGCTGAATACCTCATTTCAACCCTTGCGAAAGAGCATGAAGTACATGCACTTTGCGTGAATCATCACGGCGACCCTAATGCAATGCAGCAACATTGCAAAATGTATCCTGCCATGGCTTATGGCACTGATCCATTTGGCAGCCATCGTATGGTTGAGCTAGTGCAGCAGATCAAGCCTGAAATCATCTTTGTCGTCAATGATATTTGGGTGGCCATCAATCTGCTGGATCAAGTGGAAGAGCTGCGTAAAACAATCGGCTTCAAGACAATCGTTTACACCCCCATTGATTCCTACGGACTGTTCCCCAATCTCCTGGAAGCCATTGAGAAATGGGACAGCTTGATCGTCTACACGCATTTTGGAGCTGAAGAAATTCGGAAGATTGGCTACGAGCGTCCCATTCACATTGTTGGCCATGGCACTGATTTTTCTAAGTTCTTTCCGCTTGATAAAGCAGAATGTCGCAAACTGCTTGGTGTGCCGGAAGATGCTTTCGTGGTGTTCAATGGCAACAGGAATCAGCCGCGTAAGCGCATTGACCTGACCATTAAAGGGTTTGTTGAATTTGCCAAGGATAAGCCCGATGCTCGTCTGTGGCTCAATATGGGCAAGAAGGACATGGGATGGGACTTAATTCCCTTGTTTAAGCGTGTGGCGCGTGATGCTGATTACGACCCTACAAGCAAGCTCATCCTTACTAGCCCCAACTTTTCCGTTCATAATTGCCTCACCATTGAGCAATTGAACCAAGTGTATAACGCTGTTGATGTGGGCGTAAACACTTGCATTGGCGAAGGCTGGGGGCTTGTCAACACTGAACATGCTGCCACTGGCACTGCGCAAATTGTTCCTGATCACACAAGCCTGAAGGAAATCTTCAACGAAGTGGCTCGCATTGAATGCCACGGCTCCGAGACTGACAGGAATTATGGCCTGGAGCGTATGCTGCCGGAGCCTGCAAGCCTTGCTGAACGTCTGAATGCCTACTACTACGACCGTGAGCTTCTGGCGCGTGATGGTGAATGGTGCCGCACTCGCATCCATGAAGAGCAGTTCACTTGGCCTTACATCCAAAAGCAGATGCTCACCATCGTTGAAAATACTATTGCTGAAATGCCTCAAGAGCCCAAGTTCAAAGGCTTTGGCACTCCCGCTCGTATTGGCTGATCATCATGCAAGTTTCTCAAATCTTTCTTTCTGATACAGACACAGAGCTTTCTCCGTTTCTCAAGTTTGCCACTGGCACCATTGATGAATGTTTCCCCGCGCTTGACCATGTGATTTATGACAAGCAAACCTTACGCAAGTTCATCGCTGATCATTTTGATAGCAAAGTGCTGTGGGCCTATGACTGTCTTCAGCCCTATTCGTACAAGGCTGATCTGGGACGTTTTTGTCTTTTGTATCAGCCAATACGAGCGGGAGTGCCAAAGCCTTTGAACTTGGGCT